TCAAATCCGTTTGGTCTAAGTGTTCCTATGATTCCTTTTTGTGAAGCATTAGGCTGACCTGTATTAGTATAGAATAATCTGTACTGTGACTTTTCCCTAATAACTAAACTATTAATTGTAAAGTTATCAATGTTTCTTGCTAAACTAACTATTACAGGCTGTATAGCTTTTGAAACTGTTCCTAACTCTACGTCACCAATTCTTGCTGTACCAGCTACTGTTCTTATTCCATCCGGTGCTAAGAACATTAAGTCACCACCAATCTCTTGAATACTGTAACCACTTAAACAACCTACGTTTTCTGCGACAGGCACGATTGCTATGTTATTAGAATCATTTATATTTATAAGTTTATGAATACTATTCTCACAGAATATAAATAAGTCTTCACGGAAACCTTTAATACCTACTATTTGGTCAGATATTGTTATTGCATTTGTACTTGGAAAAGATGAAAAAGTATTTTTAGAACTATAGTATAAAGTATTTAAGTTATCTTCAACTCCTGCTGCTATCAAATGATGGTCATGAACTGTTACATATTTAACAGCTTTAGTACTTGCTACCGCTAATTCACTAGTAAAAAAAGTTCTAGTGTTTAAATTACCAGTACCTTCCATTCTAAAACTAAAAACAACATTAGCTCCATCAGCTATGTTTAACTCACCATAATCAAATGTAGCACCTTCAAACAATGCAAAAGAACACTGTCCTTGATTAGTTCTAGCTGTTACAGATTGACCTGTAAAGGCTGTGTGGTTGTCTCCTGAATTAGCAGATAGTTTATTTATCTGTAACCAGTTAGCTCCATCGTTACTAAAGTATATGTCATCACTTACACAAACAACTACACCATCTGCATAAGGAAAAACTCCTAAGATATTTTCAGTTGTCCCTGAAGGTTGTGAAGCTGTGACACCATCAATTTTATATTTTGTATAACCGTTGATACGTCTGTAGCCACCTTCTGTAGCTACTTCAAAGTTTTGTAATGTCTTTGCTAATCCCGGAGTTTTAAGTAAGTCAATAGAGTTTACTGACTTTACCAAACCTCCGTTACAGGCAACGGTATAAGGTTGTGAACTTGGCATATTTTAAAAGTAGGTTCTGTCGTCTGTCATATAATTAGGAGCTGGATTCATGAGATTAGACTTCATGTATTTCATTCCCTTTTTAAAGTCTTCTAAAGCAAATGCTGCTTGTTGTGGACTTTCTTTAAACTGCCATACATAGTATCTTGCTTTAGCAGTTATAATGTTAGCATATTGGTCTGGTAATGCTATTGTGTCACCATGTGCTACAAGCTCTACAGGCTTTGTAAAAGCATAAAAGTGTACGTTATAAACTTTGTCAGGTATTGGACTTAATCCAAACTTCCTGTTGTCTGGAGATTTAATTACGAATTTAGGCTCTCCGTATGCCTGTGTATTTGCATCGTCTGCATTTTCACTATCTCTATAATATCTTTTCCAGTCTGCATGTGAAATAAATTTTAAACCTTTAGAGACGTGAGGAGCTATTTCTCCACTTACGTTAATTGTTGTAGCGTAGAAATCATCCCAGTCTACAGAAGCATAGTCTGTAGTAATACTAGAACTATCAGCTTTTAGTAAGTACCATCGTTGTCCTGCTACACTAGGGACTGTTACGTTACCATAAAAAGGGTCAGTAGTTCCACTGACTCCTGCTGAGAAAAAAGGTAGTTGTGGTTCTTCATTGGCTATATCAAACAAAGATTTATTAATTGAATCTTTTACAAACTTTTGAATACCTGCGGCAGCTCCAAAATTTGAAGACGTTAATGGAACTTCATTGAGTTCTCTTAGTACTTCGTTAGTTATGTCAAGATATGTTGTAGCCATTATTTAGTACCTTTAGCTTTTAACTTTGCTTTTTTACTTAAATCTTTAAAATGAAAAAGTTTTACACTGGTCTTACCGTGTGTCTTGCCAGAATGTAAATCTCCGTTAGGCATTTTATGAGAACCGCCTTTATGTAATGTACCGTCTCTTTTATAGTGTTTTACGCCTTTCATTTTATTACCTTAAAAATAGTGGAGGAATCCGAAGACTCCTCCGAGTTTTGACAATTAGTCAATTTTGTAGAAAGCTGATACTAAAGCTTCATCTCTAAGAACTTTACATCCATAGACATGTAAGCCTCTAACAATATCACCAAACGATGTTGGGTCTCTCAACACTTCTGTTGAAAGGATAGTGTTAGCAGTAGCAGTAGAACTCATATGACCAGCCAAACATTTACCGGTAGCATTAGATGTACCTGCAATATTGTTTGATTTGTACATATCAAATCCTCTTAGTTTTCCACTTGAAACTAAACCATTTCTGATTGAACCTTGACCAGCGTTAAAGTCAACAGAAAGAAGTTTAGACCCAGACTGTCCTAATTGCTCGTAAAAGTCAGGACCAGCAACGAACCATCTACCTTCTTCAGGTACGTTCTGTTCGTCTAATAGTCTTGCCATTCTAGCCATTAAGTCTAGAGGGTCTGTTTCACCAGTTTGACCTAGGTCTACAGAACCTGTTCCATCAAACACACCAGCACCTAATGCTGTAGCATTGTCTGCACCTAAGATGTGATTAGGTGTAGCTGCGGAACAACCAGTAAACATTTTTTCTATAACAGCAGCATCGTATGCATCTTTAAGAGCATATGCAGCTGAGCTAGAAGCAATTTCTTTGAAGTTCACATGTGACATGTTGCTTTCAATATCATCTACGATGAATTTAAAAGCTTTAGCACTGTCAACAACCAAAGATATTTCTTGGTCGGTTAGTAGGGTCGCACTTGTATCTGCATTTCTTGTGTAATCAGACACAGAAATTACAGGTTCTTTTATTATTTTTACAGAGTCTCCGTAAGCAGATATTTCACCAGCATAGTCGGTGTTAGTAATAGCTTCTACCACTGAGGCTTTTCTAAAGAAGTTTAAAACCTTTTTAGAGTAAACCGATGGTAAAAAGAAACTATTAGTCTGTCCGGCTGTACCTGCGTCAAAGTTACTCGTTGCTGACCCGTCAGAGCCAGTTTGAAAAAATTGAGCCATTTTATTTTCCTTTTAGTTAATTATAGTTTATTTTGTGATTCTGCCTTCTTGCATTGCATCTGATATTTCACTTTCGTACTTATCAAACTCAGCAACACTCATTGCAGTAATCTCTTTTTCTGACCATATTTTCTGTTGCGTAGGTTCTACACTAGTTGTTTTAGTGGAGACCATATCTGCAGCAGATTTTCTAGTCGGTTTAGAAGATGACTTAGCCTTTGGAGCATCAATACCAAAATCTTTCTTAAACAAATCTAAAGCACGTGAAGCTAGGTCAGCATTGTCAGCATTAGAATATATCCAATCTTGAATAACTTCTGGCTGCTCTTTTGCCCAACCATGAAAGTCATCACTGTTTTTAATATCTTCAAAATCAGGATGTCTTTCCATTAACCTTTTCTCTGCACTTTGTCGTACTAATTGATTCTCACGTTCTTGGAGTTTGCTAAGGCGTTCTTCTAGAACTTTTGCTTTAGTCTCCGATTGCATATGAGCAACAGTTTCTACAACTTCGTAAACATCAGGATAGTTATTTTTAAACTCTTCAAGTTCTTCAGGAGATTTAGGAGCTTTGTATTCGGTTCTATTACTAGTAGCCTCTTCAATTAACTCTTGTTCTCTGCTTTTAAACTCGTTAAGTTTACTATCATAATGCTTTTTCAAATCATCGTATCTTTTTTTATAGTCTGGTTTTTTATAAGGAGTATCCTTTTTAGTTTCCAGTTCTTGAGTATTAACACTTTCTTCAGCTTCCACTTCAGTTATGTCGTTACTCTTAAAGAGCTTATTCTGTGGCTCTTCAAAATACATATTTTCAGATGAGATAAAAGGTTTATCTTCTCCACCATGCCAATCTTTTTTTGCGTTATAAGGATTTGGCGTTTCCTCTTTTTGGACTGTATTAGTCATTCTCTTTTCTCCTACTCAGGGCTTGTTTCACAAGGTAGCTCTATGTCGACTAGAGGGCTTGTTTGTAAAGGTAGCCTTTCGGTTATTAAAATGATAAAGGGCTGAGTAATTAATTCAGGTAGCTTTATCGTTATTTAGCTTCTTACGTGTGGAACTCTAGGGTCTAACATATTCCGTGTTACTTCTTCCTGTATCATGTTATCTTCTTTAGCACCTAGTGCTGGAGACATAGCATCTGCAGGTTTAGTAATACGAGTTTCTGTTGACACAACTTTTTCAAGTTGGTCTCCCATGACTCCTCCGCCATAAGCTTGTTGTCTTCCTTCTGCATTAGCTTCAGCTTCTTTCATCATTGACATTAAATTGTCAGCTCCGATTTCTTCTACAGCTTTTGCAGTAAAGACAAATTCTCCGTCAGATAACCTTGCGGGTATACTGTCAGAGACTCCCGAACCCGGACCTTCAACAGGACCAGACCCAGCAAATTCTTGAGCAACATCTACGACTTTATCGAATAACATTGCTAGTTCATTATCTTGTTCTAGTTTGCTTACAAGCATATCTTCTTCTTCTTCTGATAATGCTTCAGCCATTATAAATTCCATGTAGTTATCTTCCATGTTTTCGTCAGGAAGCATACCACCCTCGTCTAAACCTAATCTAGACATGTCATCTTCTAACATACCGCCTGACATTTTAGGCTTTCTACCTTCTTTACCATACTTTTTAAGTTGCATGTCTAGTAGTTGTTCCCTTTCAATAGGAGTAAGGTTTTCTAGTTCTTTATCTGTTAAATTATCTAGTATACTATCTATGTCTTTTTTAGAAGATTTCTTAGGTGTAAAATCTTTACCATACTTTTCAAGTTGTAAATCCATTAATTGTTCTATTTCTGCAGGACTTAGTTTTTCCATCTCTGTTTCTGTTAAACCTTTTAATACTTTATCTACATCTTTTTCTGTAGGTTTAGCAGGTACTTTCTTTTTAGCTAGTTTTTTTATAATCTGTGCAATGCCACCTGCAGCATATTTTTTTCTGTCGTCTTGTAATAACATTATATTTCCTCTTTACGTGTAATTGCTTCTTTAACCTGTAGGTCCAACTGCTCTAGGCGTCCCAGTAAATTCAGTTTCCCCTGCAACCGGTACATTTCCTGTTCCGATGTTGCCACCACCAGTGCCTGTAGCTCCAAGTTCTTGAGGTTGTTGAGGTATTCCTTCAGGTCCTCCCATTGTGGGCTGTTGACCATCGGGTTGAGTTTCCTCGCCAGTTGTTTGTCCAGCATTTTGCATTCCTATTATTTGTGCCATAATTGCAGCTTCTTCAGGGTCATTGAGTATTTCATCAGGGTCTAAGTCTAAGCTGTAGGCAAGTTCACTTACGAGTTTAGAAATCTTAACAAATGGAGCAATAGCAGGACTTTGTGCAGTTTGTAAGAACATAGTAAGTCTTTGACTTCTAACTTCTTTTTGCATCAAGCTATTTGTTCCAGTAGCCTTAACTTCTAAATCACCTTTAACATCCAACTCATCTTCTAAGAATTGCATGTTCCACTGGAAGTAAGACTCCCCAAGTGGCTTTAATAAAAAGTCATCAAGATTCTTTATGACTGTTTTAATATTTAAACTTGAAGCACCTAGTAACATTGACATGCCTGAAGCAGTCCTTGTCATACTCTGTACTCCTGTTTGTCCGTGTGAATAACTAGGTATACCTGTTTGTTCATCTGCAAGTTGTCTAAACTTATCAAACATCATTAAGTTTTCTTGTGATGTATTAGGGAACTTCAAACCATGTATAGCCTGTCCGGGCATTCCGGCTTGTCTACGGAAGATTTTTCCGGGATATATTTCCATTGATTGTCCACCTACTAGGGCAGACTCATCTACATCAAATACTAGAGAACCTGACATTGCTAAGTTATCTATAGCCATTCTTGCATGACCATTCATAATCTGTTGAGAATCATCCATGTTCTCTGCTACACCAATACCAAAGAAGTTATAAGGATTTCTCTCGTACGGAAAAGCATTATATGGTATTCTATACGGAGTGAATGGATTAAGTACTGCTCTTAATAAGTACTGTCCACATGTCCATATGTTTACTTGTACTTCATCTAGGTCATCAACGCTGTCGGGTAAGTCGATTCCTACTTCTCGTGCGTACTCTGCATCCATCATGCCCCAATATTCTAGTATTTCAAAACTGTTGTGAGCTTCATCGTCTGCTCTAGCGTCGTCTTTTAACTGACTTTCAAAATCTTTCTCTACGTAATTAGCACCCATTTGAATAGCATTACGTATTGCGTCTTCGTCAAAGTAAGGCATATTTCTTAACTGTCTTAGTTGACTTCTATTCATCTTGTGTCTATGTATTACATATTCACATTCTTCCATATTAGTAGCATTAGGGTCAGGATAAAAATCCCAACAACTAACAAACTCTATTCTAGGTACTCTAACTTCTAATGGGTTATAATTTCTATTCCCTTCTTCGTCTGTGTCCCACTTATGTAGTTTCTTGTTAAAGTTAAATGGTCCTTTTACAATTCCTGTACCTAGTAAAGCAGATTCTAAAAGAGCATTTCTTAACTCTGAGTTCCCATTTGACTCTTCAATTTGGTCATGGATGAGTTTTTCCATTCTTCTTGCAGCTCTTTGTGCGGGAGATACTTCAATGTTTTGTGGGTTAGCACTTACTCCGTCTACAAGTATACCAGCTTTTTGAGCTTGGTCTTCAAGACTATCTTCAAAAATACCGTTATAAAAAGAAGCACCAGGTTTTATAGTCTTACCGTCTCCTTCATAACCAACATCATAAATACTATCTATTCTATTTCCAATGTCATCTGGTACTTCATTTTGAGAAGTTTCTAAGCCGGGTGTAGGATTAGACGTATTTAAATGTGCGTAGTCTGTTTCTCCTTCAGGTATTTTAGTTTCTGTTATTCCTATCGGAAATTTGCCTGTTCCAAAAATAACATCAACAAGCTGTCCAAACGCAGCTAGTACTTTAGTCTTAGTAACCTTTACAAATATTCTAGACTTTTCAGATTCTCTAAACTTAACACTTTTAGAATAAAGTCCTCTATAGTTTTCATACGCTTTTAACCAACGAGTCTCATCAGTCTGTCTAGCTTCTTCAGCTTGAGCATAACGTCCTTTAATAATACCAATTAGATTTCTTTGTTGGTCTTCTTCAAGAGTAAGCTGTACTCCAGCTTCACCTTCTACTTCTTCATAGATACTATCAGCGTTTAAAAATGTATTGTCGTTTTCTACCATGTATTCTAATATCCAAATGTAGAATCTACAGGTCTGTACATTTCACGTTTTAAACCTCTGATACGTTCTAACGGGCTTTCCATCCTTGGTCTACTCATTATCATATAACGTAACGCATCATATGCATGGTCAGAAGCATGTGTGTCAACATCTTCTGGATTAGTTTTAGATAATGGTATAGACTGTATCTCTCTTATTAAGTTAGGACATGTATTAAATATCTGTAACTTAGGTCTACCGTTCTCTCTAATCTTTAAATACTCGTGTATTTGTATCTTACCTTGTATTCTATTCTTATCAGCTCGTCTTAATTTATGACCAGCTCTTACTAAACTTTCTCCAACAGTAGGGCCAGTTGTTCCTGTGTTTGCCCATGCTGCTGTATCTAAAACCCCACTCACAGAGAAAGGGTCTTCTAATTCCATATCTGTTATTATACTGGCCAATTCTTCACCTGTCAAGCCTTTTCGGTATAATTCTCTATAAATTATCAATGTATTGTCATTTATGTCCATTATTCCCCATAAACAACATGATTCTGAAGCATATCCATAGTCAATTCCTTTTACTCTTTCCCAATGTACAGGAAGAGCAAACGGAGTAATAACATGAGCTAATGGGTCAAACTCTGTAAAAGCTGCACCTTCAGCAACATCCCAGTTGCCTTCTAAGAGTTGTTGTCTTTGAGTTGCAGGAAGAGACTTAAGCATTTGTTCATAAACACCATCAGCATCTAGGTAAGGGTTATCAGCTAACTTAGCAGGTATAAACTTACGTGTTAAACCATCAGTGCCTTTAAAACTTTTATTGTTTTCGTTTGGTTCTATATATCTTTGTTTTACCCAGTGAGAACCAACCCCTCCGGGGTTAGCAGTACAACGTAAGTATGTTTGTATTTCTGGGTCAGTTGTCCGTAGTCTTGAGGCTAGGTAGTTCCAACTGAACTCTGTAGGTAGATGGGTTATCTCATCAAAGCCTATCCAGCTATATGCTTGTCCTTGATATCTATATACGTCTGCATCTCTTTCAAGGAATCCAAACTCTACCTTTGCACCACTAGGAAAGTTCCAAAGCTTTTCGACTTCTTTGAACTTAGCACCGGGAAATGCTTGAGGGTACAACTCTCTAGACTTATCAATCATTTCTCGTAGTTCTGGCATAGAACGTCTTAGGATTAATGCTCTATGAGCTTTTTTGTGTGCATAGCGTAAAGGGTCAACCAACATTGCGTAGGATTTACCACCACCTGCTGCACCACCATATAGTACATCTTTTTCACTAGCAGCTAGAAAGTCTGTTTGTGGGCCTTCATTAGGATGAAAAACAACCTTAGAGTCTTTAAGTACTTCCTGTATGCTTGGTGCTACTTGTTCTAATTGGTCGGTAGTCACTACATTATCTGTAGTTTTTTCTGTTGCTTTTTTAATAACCTCTTGTTCTGTTTTAAGTTTAGATTCTTTGTAGGCTATTTTCTTTTTAGCTTTGAGTAGTTCTTTTTTGTCTCTAGCTAGTTTCTGTTTCCTTTTAGTTTCTTTAGAGTATTGATACTTAGTATTAGGAGGTATATATGTATTCTTTATTATCTTAGATAGTCCTACATGTGTTATACTTCTACCTGTTTCTTCTTTAATGAGTTGTGCTGCTTTACGGAGTGAATACTCCTCATTTACTACAGACTCTATATACTTATTAAGAACATCTAGTTCTTCTTGTATAGGAGCTAAGTATCCTTCTACTTCGCTTAGTTTATAACCAAAAGGAACAGTAACACTCTTTTTCTTAATATAACCTTTAGGGATATTGTCAGACATTACTTTACTTTTCTATAGGCTCTGGTTTTACGTGCAGTCTTTTTAGGTTGTTTGCTAAACTGCTTACCTTTTTTAGTATCTTCTCTTTTCTTTTTTGTTGTCTTAGCATACTCTTCTTTTGACAAAGCCTTAATGGCTTTTTCAGGTAAATATCTTTCACCTGTTTCTGACGACTTCTTTCCACTCTTTGTACGCCACTTTTGCTTTGTCCAAGCTCTAAGACTTCTTTGTGACTTTTTTAGACTTGACATTCTTTTTCTTTGTTTTTGGTGTTAAACACTTTTTAAATAACTTAGCATATGCTTTGTTTAGTTTATCCATCATATCTATCATAAATTCTTTTATCCTTTTTATCATTTATATCCTCCTCCTTTAGACTTGTACTCTTTTGCAAGGAGCTGGGCTTTTCGAGCTGACCATTGTCCGGGTTTACCGCCTTTGCTACCAGCTTTAATCCTCTCGAAAAGTCTCTTACGCATAGTGGGCTTGGTATAATTACCAGCCTTGTTCACGGTTGACTTCTTCTTAGTTGTCGTTTTCTTTTTTATCGGCATCTTTCTTTCCTCCAAATATTGAATCCCAGTTATCTCTATACTGTTTAGAGTGTATGTCGATTCTAGGTTTAGAGCCTTTACCTCCATGCCATGAAGGTTTATATACTCTTTCTCTAAATTTGACAGCTCCGTCAGGGCTATCGCTTCCTATTTGTTTACCCATTTACCATTTAACCTTGTCAGCCCAGTAGGCTGCTGACATTTTACCCTTGGCAATGTTTTTACCGTGTCTTGCTTTAAAAGACTTTCTCTTTGCTTTCATTCTAGCTGATTCACCTGCTTTAGGCTTACCAGCAGTACTAGCACCTTTCTGCCCAAAACGTATAGTCTTAATCTTATCACCTTCTTTAGCCACAACAATGTGTGACTTCTTAGGATGACTAGGTGTTCTCTTAGGTTTATTGAACCCAGAAACTCCTGCTCGTTTTAATCTACTGTCTTTTTCTTTTGGCATCTTAGTCCTCCGGACTATTAGTGTACTATTCTTTTTTCTAATTGAGTGTCATGTTGTAGTTCTTGAATCTCTCCTATAACTAACAACCCATATTGTATTGCTATGCGATTAGCCTGTGCAACTGTTTCTGCTTTAATGTAAGGACCTATTGAAGCTCCTTCTTGTTCATCAGCTAATTCAGTTATCCAGAGCTTACTCATACTCTACGTCTTCTGCTTCAATATCAATCGTATGTTTTTCTGGTAATATAAAAATACCACCACTAACATTATGATTAATATCTAGTCTTTCCTTTTTACCTAAACCAACTCTATCTAGAATTGTTTGGGCTGCTTGTACTTTTATATTAGCTTGAGGTAATGCTTTATCGCTTTGCAATACCTCAACTAGTTTAAAAGCAGCTAAGGGGGCTTCCCTTGCAAGTACGTCTGAGGCTAAGTCCACTATCTCTTGTTTAAGTGATTGAATTACTTGGTAGTGATTTCCTGCGTACCCTGCAAGTTCGGCTGACAGTTTAAGATTTCCTTTAGTTTCTATTATGTTACTAAGGAAGTTCTCTTGTTTTTCTGTTAATTTTCTCTTTTGTGTTGTTGGTAAAGACATAGGGATATTATATAGTTCTATTTAAGCTTTGTCAAGCTTTTAAATATATTTTACGAAAGACTTGACAAACTTGAAATTAAACTATATAATAACATTAAGTGTGCCGAGGTTGAATACATATCCTCATGTCTTTTTCTAGACCTATTGAACCCGAACAAACCTGCCAAACCCGAACAAATCTTTTTAGCTTTGTGAAGTTTCCAACTCAAATTCCCTAAAAATGTAGAACCATTAGTATATATATATGGGGGGGTGGGGGTGGGTCTTGCCCCCTACCTAAACTCTAAAGAGTTTACCAAGTTTTACAATCAATTCCCTACTTAAAGTCTTACTAGACTTTAAAAACTCTAGAGAACTTACCAAGATTTACCGAGTTAAAGCCTACGGCTTTTTAGTCTTGTGAAGTTTCCAAGATTTTCAGAGAAAATATACGTTAGTTTTATAACTCTACAAACTCTAAAGAGTTTACCAAGCTATACAGCATTCTAAAGCCCTTACAAAGCTTTTCAACCTATGGTTGATGATAACCTTCTCCCCATGTAAACAAGAGCATACGAAAGCTTAGGAAAGCTTAGCGTGAACTTGTTAAGCCTGTGTGGTTTTGTGTGTCAAATCTTTGATTTGGGTGTGAAACTGCCTGTGCTGTGCTGAAGACTTTGAAAGTCTTTAAGGAATTTTGAGCCAAAAAAAAGACCCCGAAGGGTCTTCTTAGTGTGTTAGCTTCGTAGAAGCTTAGCCAAGTTCTACAAGTTTCTTGTAGCTTCTCATAGCCTTCAAGTCAGCAGAAGGCAAAGCCTTCATGTTGCAAATCTTTACAACTTGACCTTGGGTCAAAGGATTCTTAGGGTCGTTCAGCTTAGACACAAAGTGTCCATGAATCGTTCCCCACTTGATGTCCTTCGGACAGTTCTTAGCTTTGCTAAACTGCGAAGCAATCTTTCTCACCATGCCATAAGAAGCTTTAGCTTCAGGAGTAGTAGTTTCAAACGAAGTTTGTTGTGTTGTATTTGTCATGTCAATTTTTCCTTAGTCTCTAGAGACTAGTTATGCAACTCGGTATTGAATTGCCATTACATAGTAATACGACTTTGGAAACCTTGTCAACATCTTTCTACGTGCGTTAACACGCATCAAGAAAGTAGAGTCCCTTCAAAATAGCCCAAAAAACACCACGAAAAGCCCTCGAATGCACAAAGTCTAGTAAGACTTTGATTTCCCTACGAAAGAATTTACACGCATAACGATTACGTGATTACGCCTACACGCCTGTAAAATCTTTACATCATGATACATATGGAAAGGCGTATAAGGTTTTATTTACACATGACCTGTAATATTTGTTTTTACGTGTGCTTTCCTTCTTGACAAACTCGAAAGCAGTCTCTAAGCTTGTTGGGGCAATCAGCAATGTCGCTGACTGCTTAACCGAACTATTGAGTTCAAGGTAAATAATATGGAAAACTTAGTAAATGCAATTAGCGAAACTCGTATGGAAAGGCTGTTGAATCCTAAAATGTCTGACCACTTTCACACCAACTTTGTTGGTAAGTATGGCTATAGAGGTTATGACATAAAAGTGGGCAGGAAATGGGTGACAATGAGGTCAAATGTTCACAAAGTGAGAATGTCTATACAGAAATTTAAAGTTCATGCGTTTCTCCAATGGCGAAGAGATGCTATGACTGATGCTTCTTGCAAAGCTTATAACGAAACAGGTAAATATTCAAGACCAAGAGCATGGTGGAAAGACTATGGGTTTACAAGTAATCCTAAAGATTTCAACTATGAGCCAAGCAGACTGTCTTGGTAAATATTTATTTATACATCACATGTAAAGTATTTTATGTTTATGCTTTACATGTGTACTTTCACTTGACAAGCCTCACAGCATTTGTTAATGTTGTTGGGCAATCAACCAACGGAGAACGATTATGGCAATAGCCAACGAAAAAGAATTAAATTTTAACACAACCGATATAGAAGCAGAACAATTGCTTGATATGTTTCAAGATGATGAGCATGTTGAAATAGAACATGTAGATATTCTAGACTTTTGTCTAGACTTAGAAGCTATCAGCGTTATTGATGATGACCAATTCAATTACATGGAGGTGTAAATATGAAAAAGAAATGCGAAAATCCTAATGGATTACAAAACATGGCAACAATTGTTGACTCTCAAACACGAAAATCTGTAAAGTTTAATAGCTTGGAGAAGGCAAAACTTTACCTTAAATCAAAAGGTTATAGGTTTAGACAAGCTTTCAATATGAAAGAAGATAAAGCTATGCTGTATCAAGGTAAACGTGGATGGGTAAAAATATCCTCGTCTAAAGATTATCTGAATAAAACTTCTATGGAACAAGGTACTGTTTGGAATATTATACAGATGTAAATTATTTACATACATGCTTTCACTTGACAAGCCCCGACTGATTTG